ATCCATACCTAAATCTACTCTGTTCATATCAGATACTTTAGCCGTGTTAGCAGCTTGATATCCTCCATCAAAAGAAGTTAATACCTTGCCACCTCTTTCATCAAAGTAACTTAAAACATCACCTTCTTTAGCTTCTGTCATTGGAACTTCTGGTGCTCTATTCTTAGTTGGAGAATTAAAAGTTGTCACTTGTTGTGATCGTTCTTTTGGCTTACTCCTACCATATCTATTATTTAATTTTGATGTGTCTAATTTTAAAAAAGCCATTAGGTTGCAGGAACCTTTCCGTAAACTTCTCTAAATTCAACAGATATATCGTTTATACTTATTTTACTAGCGTTACTAGTTGGTCCATTAAATCTTAATGACAAGCTTTGGCATTCAACAGGTGTAGTAAATGTAAACTTATGTATTTCCCAATTTGCTGCTTGGTCTAAGGTATTGTTAGCTATTGCCGTTGAACCATCTCCATCTACTGTAACAAAGCTTGTGCTACCATTTGTTGAATAACTAAGAAAATTAGAAACAGAATTACTATCTGAATGTTTATAGGTTACATATACATTATATATTTTTTTCTTTTTTCCAGGCGTTCCAAAATCAACATCTTTAGTTGAGAATAAAAAACCAGTAGACGTTTGACTGTCTGACTGCCAAGACCTAATAGTTACAGTATCAGATGCCTCTGATGCATATATTAAGTCACCGTTCCAATCGTATTGAAAATTAGAAGCTATTCCGCCACTAGTAAGCCTATTTTTCCCAAACCAAAATGATTGCGTTTCCATATCGTATACAATAACATCTGCACCATTACCACCAAAAGTGGTATTGCTTGTTGTACTACTAGCATCTACATTAATAATAACTTCTTTATCTTTTTGAGAATAACCAACAATTGAATTAGCTGTAATTAATTTACCCCAAGCATTAAATCCATAATCATCTGTACCAAAACCATTTAAAATTTTACCTTCTGTTAATTCTGCTATTCCTCCACCTTCTTGATATATAAAAAGACCATTAGGATTTGCCCAAACTATACCAAAGTCTGCTTTAAATACTGCTGCTGGATGTAAAACACCCATACCTCTGTGCGTTGCTTCTAAGTACCAACCTGATGGATTAGGACTTGCAATGTTTAATATAAATAAATTATCTCCTTTAAATGCAAACAGCCTATCCCCTACAGACTCTAATTTTATGTATGGCTCTGCGTCTCCCTTAACTACATCTATGAATTGACTAGCTGGAAATATATCTGGTTTATTAACAGGTGAGTACATAATCCTATCTGCTTCTTGTGTTTGCACACCATCAGCTCCTGTCATTTTTACATTTGCAACAAACATTCTTCTGTTAGCAAATATAGCAGACTTATATCCATCGCTTGCATTCCCAATAACAAGAGCACCGTCACTACTTCTATAGCCATTTAATGTAGCATAAGTATCTATAGGAGGATCTTGTATAACAATTATTGCATTTGCATCATTACTACTCACAGACCAGTTTGCAAACTTATCTCCAAGCTTTGACCTTATGCCAAATGCATGGTCATCTGAGCTTGTTCCTGTCAGGTCTACATCTACTAATAAATTCCATTCACCTTGAGCAATCTTGCTTAATCCAGAATCATAATACTTCCAGTATATTCTAGCTCCAGTTATCCTTGCGTCATAATCAGTTGCTGCGGTTGCATTAGCTGCGTATACAGTTACTTTCCAAGGTCTGTCTTCATTTACATTTGTACTTGCTAAAGCAGAGCTAACAATAAAAGGTGCCGATTCTTGGTTTCCGTCATATATAAATGTATATGCAAAAGCATAATTATCTTTTGTCCAAGTACCAGTTCCAGCAGTTTGAGAATCTATTTGAAAATTTATAGAACCATCAGTATAAGTAGCAGAACCAACTAAATTACCACCAGTTGGTGCTGGTAATGTATTATTGCCAGCATAAAACCCAGACCTATCTCTACCTAACTGACTTCGCTTAACATACATATAGTATTTTATTTGACTGGCATTTGTTAAATTTGTATCCGCTACTCTTATACCATTTCCAATAGCTGTAACGATAGGTTTACAATCTGTTTGGTCACTGCTTACATCTACACTTACAGTTGCCCAGCTGTTGTTTGTATAATCCCAAAGATTTAATTCACCACTTTCATCTACCACCGCTAAGTAATGCTCACCTGTATTAGCACCATCTTCAGTCCAGTCTAACTCAAAATGTTTAAATCCATAACCAGCACTACTAGCAAGGTCAGTAGACGCTAACGTATTAATAGATTTACTAGAAGATGAATTACTAGCTTCACGAGGTGTACCACTTCCATTACCCATAGTTCGGATAGAGCCAACTCGATCACCCACAGCATCCTGTGAAAAACCGAGCTGGTTATCTTGTATATCTCTTGGGTTAGCTTGTGTGTTTACTCCCCCAGAAAAATCTCTAAGTACTGCAAGATTTCGTGGCATTACTCTGGATTCAACGCCTTTTTTAATTCAGCTACTATTTTGTCGTCAGCCTCAGTCTTTGTCATATCAGCAATCATATCAAGGACGAATAAAAGAGTTTCTGTTACGCCAACTTTTTTTAAAACCTGTGCAACTACCTTTCTAAGCATCTTTGTTGCCCATGAATTTAATTTAACCTTTGCCATCGTTCTTAGCCTTTCCAAAATTTGCTCCTAAGAAATTGACACAATCTAAAATAATCTGTACTATTCTATCGTCGCTTTTGTTTGGCGTCATAGAAGCTATCACAGCAAAGCCACCAATTATTCCACCAGCAGCAGATAATATCTGTGTATAATTTTCCATAACGTAACTAATAATTTCACCCATATTAACCCCTTTGTTTATTTGAGTTCATTTGTTTTATACTGTCATCGACAGTTGTTTCAGAAAAACCAACATGGTCTTTTCTTATTGCAGTAGCCCATGCTCCACCTTCTCTAACAATAGCGTTAGGTGAAGTCATAACCCTACTCAATTTACCTTTTTCACATTTAGTACACTTAGTTCCTACAATAGGATCTTCAGATGATACTGTCATCATATTTGAATAAATATCTTCAAACCTTTTACACTTCTTACACGTATATTGATATAAGGGCATTTTAATCCTGCAATTCTTTTTTAATTTTTATTATTATATATACTAATGTTGCAACAGACACCAGCATTTGTAATATCATTGGTAAATTTAGCCACCACACACCGACGCCTACAACGCCATTTCCTATAGTTTTCAATGAATCAATCACCCCTATGCTTTCCCATTAATACGCCCTTTTAAAAAATTAAGATCATCTGTTACATCATTAAGTTCCTTAACAATGTCTTCACGGTGCCTAGAAGAAGTTTCTTCCTGTCTTCCTATCCTGTCAATTAATTTTATAACAATCCCTTCAACATTTTTTGCTGTTTGTTCTATTTTAGATATATGTACTCTTATATCATCGAGGTCTTCGTTTTGTGATTTTTGACTTTTTATTAAATTGGTTATCATCATTACAAATAGAACTACTATAATTCCAACTGCACCATACTCCATATAAGCTTCCATCATGGCTCCACTATCTCCCAATCTAAAGTATCTATTTCACTCCAATTTACAGACTCAAGGTCCTTGTTATATCCAGCTATGTAAATATCGTCATCACAAGACGACACAATCATAAATATATAAAGCATACCAACCATACCAGTAAGTTTAAGCAGTGTATTTAAAAAGCTTTCTACTTTGTCTTTTTTAATCATTGCCTCTTGAATGCCAATCAATTGATTTTTTAACATCGTCCGTAGTTAATTCAAGCTTGCCATCAAAATTTGCTTTCCAGACTTTTACCTTCTTGCCATTTTTAAATAAAACTACACTAGGAAAGTTTCTTAATCTTAATTTTCTAACAGTCTCAGGTACTTTCTTTGAAGGTATAATCATCATTTGCGTTCCCATATGTGCACTGTCACCATCTACAATAAACTTACCTTGATAAAAGTTTTGTTTATTATCTTCTGACCATTCAGCTGTAAACCTTACTAAATGCAATCCTTTATAAATTGCTCCGTAAAAATTTGTATCCGTTATTTGTTGCTGACCAAACGCTAATGATAATAAAAGTAGTAATCTCATCTGACTTTAATCCTTAAATCAATTACCTGTTGTTTTAATATACTTATTTCCTGTTGTAGTTCTTCTATCGTCTCAAATATCTCGTCATTATCGTTTTGAA